GATGCTACCGATGCTGCATTTTCAATTGCAGTTCTTGTAACTTTCTTTGGGTCAATGATACCCGCTTCGAACATATCAACAAATTTTTCATTCTTAGCATCGTATCCACCACCATTCTGTTTGATGTATTCTAAAACAGAACCTTCAGTTACACCACAGTTTTTAAGAATCTGTGAAATTGGTGAAGCAAGTGCTTCTATGATTATATTGTATCCATTACAGAAAGAGTTACTTCCCTCACATGGAATATTCGCAAGAACATCTTGAATTTTAAGTAATGCAATACCACCACCTTCAACAATACCTTCTTCGATACCAGCTCTTGTGGCGTGAAGTGCATCATCTACTCTATCTTTCTTTTCTTTCATCTCAACTTCAGAACCAGCACCTATGTAAAGAACTGCAACTCCACCACTTAGTTTAGCTAATCTTTCTTGAAGTTTTTCTTTATCATAATCAGATGTTGCGTTTTCAATTTGAGATTTAAGATGTTGAATTCTTTCTGATATTAATTTTGCATCTCCCTTTCCATTTACAATAGTTGTATTATCACTTCCTATTGTAATCTTTTCACAAGAACCTAACATATCAATACTTGTTTCTGATAATTTATATCCAAGTTCTTCTGAAATAAAAGTACCACCTGTAATAATAGAAATATCTTCCATCATTCTTTTCTTTCTATCTCCGAATGCTGGTGATTTTATTATACAAAGATTTAATATTCCTCTCAACTTATTTACTACCAATGTACCAAGTATATCACTTTGAACATCATCAGCTACAATAACTAAAGATTTTCCTTGATTAGATATTTCTTCTAGTAAAGGTAACAAATCATTCATAGTTGTTAGTTTTCCATCATATAAAAGAATACATGGATTTTCTAATACAGAAGTCATCTTCTCCGGGTCTGTTACAAAGTGTGGAGATAAATATCCTCTATCAAACTGCATACCTTCAACAAGTTCCATTGAAGTTTCAATACCTTTTGATTCCTCAACTGTAATTACACCATCAGTACCAACCTTTTCAAATGCATCTGCAATAAGTTTACCGATTGTAGTATCGTTATTTGCTGATACAGTTGCAACTTGTTTTATTTTTTCTTTATCAGAACCAACTACTATTGCTTGTTTTCCAAGTTCTTCAACCACCACTTTAATTGCTGATTCAATACCTTTTTTAAGTTCCATTGGGTTTGAACCATTTTCAACTGATTCAAATCCTCTTCTTGCTATCTCTTGAGCAAGAACAGTTGCAGTAGTTGTACCATCTCCTGCCTCATCAGCAGTTTTGGATGCAACTTCTTTAACTAATTGAGCTCCCATGTTTTCAAATACATCTTCTAGCTCAATTTCTTTTGCAACTGATACACCATCTTTTGTAATATGTGGTGTTCCTTTTTGTTTCTGTAAAAGTACATTCCTACCTTTCGGTCCTAATGTAACCTTAACTGCATCTGCAAGAGTATCTAATCCATTCTTAAGGGATTCTCTTGCTTGTACATCAAATTTTAATTGTTTTGCCATTTTCTATTTATTTAATATTCGTTATCTCCATATGCTAATGGTTGAAATCCACCTGTCTTTGTCCACTCCTCATTTGGTACACCTACTTGAATAGATTCATCTGCTCCTTTATTACGAGAATCAAAGAACTCATTTTCAGTATAGGCATCTTCCATACCTAAATCAAATAATTCATCTGAACCATAAACTTCTTTATTATGTTCATTATCTAAAAAATCATATTCATTCCACACTTCGTTTTGTAGATAGTTTACCAATTCTTGTTCTGAATCACCCTCATATGGTGGTTCACATTTTCTTAATGCCTCTACGTTAACCTCAATCGGTTCACTTGCAGCTGAGATTGTCCAACTCTCAATTTTACGGACGTAAATCTTTTCACTCATTTGTTTTATATTTAATTTATTAATTTCAATTTTTGTACCATTTGGTATTATACTGACATTTTGTCATACAAATATACGAATAATTTTTGTTATATCCTAATTTTTTACCAAAAATTACTTGCATTTTTATTTATTTGTATTCGTTCTTCCTTTTCTTCACTATAAGGATTATCTTTTTCATATTGGATTCTTGCTTCTGCAATTTCAATGTAATCTTTTTCTCTTTCAATACCTATAAAATCAAATCCACCTCTAACTGCTGCTTTACCAGTTGAACCACTACCCATAAAAGGGTCTAATGTAGTTCCATCTTTTGGAGTTACTAATCTAATAAGATATAACATCAAATCAGTAGGTTTAACAGTTGGGTGAAAGTTTTGTTTAGGTTGTGGCATCTTATTATTACCACTCATAGATGCAGCACCTAATGAACTACCACCATAGATTTCCAAATCAGATGAATGTGCATTATAAGTTCCTATTTGTTTTCCTTTGAAATCTTCTAATCCTTCATTCCTATCAGTTTTAGAAGTTTTTGGGCAATAAAAGAAACGAGATGCTCCACCTACATCACCAAGACCAGGATTACCATCTTTTACTTCTCCACTATATTGACCATATATTCCATTTTGACCAACTCCTTCTTTGTTTCCACTTCTACCACCTGTGGATTTAGATATACCACTTTGTTCATCAAGGATTTTACCTGCTTCTTTATCTAATATGATGTTTGCTGGAAATCTGCCACTTTCCACAGGTTGTGAATATTTACCTCCACCAAAATTACCATCTCCTAATTTATTTGTTTCACGATGAGTATTTTTTCTAATTTCCATATCATCTTTTGATTTATATGATATTCTACTCTCCTCTATATTAATACCACCTGTTCCCCATTCTAAAACATTATTAACTACTGTTTTTTCACTTAAAGGTTTTCTTGCCATTACGATTGGTTCGTGTGCTGGTTTAAGAGCAGTTCCCCAACCTTCGTATTGTGAGTTTCCTTTGGTTATATCGGCTTCTCTTGGTTCTCCAAATGCACCTGCACCAATGGTAGTTCTTTCTTCTGCTGCCTTTACACCTTTCTGTGAATGTATTTTTGTTCCAATTACTTCTCTTTCATTACCTTGTAGTTTATCTACACTCTTACCTATGTTATGTGATTTAGGAAACCCACTACCATATATCCACATTATCTGGTCTCTAATCTCAAATCCTGCATCTTCTACTCTAACTGCCATTCTGTGATAAGTTCTTGAACCTGCGAATGATAATAAATGACCACCTGGTTTTAATACTCTTAAACATTCCTCAAAGATTTCTTGTGAAGGAACATCGTAATCCCATTTTTTACCCATAAAGGATAACCCATACGGTGGGTCTGTAACAATAGAGTCAATACTATTATCATCTAACTCTTTAAGTTTATCTATACAATCTCCTAATATTAATTTCATAATAATTCTTTTTGTAAGGTATTTATCAATAAACCTATTTTCAATCCCATCTTGGTTTCATCGTATTCGAATTTATCCTCTAAACTATAAAGTAAATCAAATAATTCTTTTTGAGTTGTTTTTTCCATATCTTAAAAATTAAAGAACTTTTCTGCAGTTCTTTGTTCACTAATTACATCACCCCAACCAATCGCATCAAAGAAAACTTGAAGTTTATGTCCTAATTCTCTTTCAAAGATTTTAGTATGGTCAATGTAAGTAGCTAAAAATTCTTCTATCTCTGGTGGGTCTTTGTAACCTGTAAATGCTAAACCATCGATTCCTAATGGATTATCCTTAAGATATACCCATTTTACTTTATCACCACTTCTTAGTGGTTCGTATTTAAAAGGAGCTTTGAAATGTTTTAAACAATCATTATATAAGATTGCTGCTTTAACATGAGCAGGTGTTCCTTTCATAATTGAGAATCTTTCTCGTTTACCTTTACCTTTAGGCATATATTTCTTTAGGTTTTTTACTGCCGAGTTTTTAGCAATCTCAGATGTAGGTCTATTTATCATATTCTTTTTGAAATCTAAAACATAATCTGATATTTCTGTTTCACTTTTACCTTTTAGAATATCAATAAGAACTGTACCCATACATTCTTGGAATGCTTTTGGGAATGAACTTCGTTTAACATCCAATCCTTTTACATCTAACTTATCACATGGTACACCATTATCTGATATAATCCATTGTGCATATCTTTTCTTTGCTACCCACAATCCTGCTTTTGCAACATATTCTTTTTTAATCTCTAACCTATGTTTATCAACATCTACATTGAAAATCTTTTTAGATAAGATATTATAAAAATCATTGAGGTAATCTTGCATTTCTTCTGCAATATCATTTACATAACCAGCAATTGTATCTTGGTCTTGTTCTTTCCAATTAGGAAGTCGTTTATCCATTAAAGGAACTGCTGAGAAGAATACAGAATCAGTATCGATGTATATGTTAGAATCCAAATCAGGAGTACCAAGTTCCTTGTTGTACTTGATGTTAGCCATATCAGCAGTTGATTTAATAACTGTCTGTCCTGTTGTGGTAACAGCGGTAGCATTATCAACATCATAGAACCGAAAGGCAGGAAGCCCAAGCACACCATATAAAGAGTTAAGTAAAATCTTCTGAACCAACTGACGTTTGTGAAAGAAGGCATATTTTTCTTTGTTCCCCGCTTTTCCATATTTTTTCATTTCATTTTTATACTCAACTCGTTTTTGAAACCACAAGTCAAGGATACCTGGTATACAACCCACGGTATCTGTTCTGTAAAGTACACCATTTGATGCAATTGAGAACTTAGATTTTTCTAAATATTGTTTTAGATTTTCTTTTGAGATAGTATCATCTCCAATATAGTAAGTATCAACTTCACCTTTTAGATATTTCTGAACATCCCAATCTTGGATTTTACCAATCTTAGTTTCAGGTGAAATATTTACAGTCATAATAATAGAAGGATATAGAGATGTTAAATCTAAATCATATATCCATTCATATTTACCAACAATTGGTGCTTTTACATATGCTCCAATAAACTTCTCTTGGTTATTATCACGAATCTCTTGCATTCGTTCTTGTCTATCTGCTGGTTTATTTGGTGCAACTAAGTTTCTTCTTCTAAGATAAGTTAACATTGCTCCTTCAAGATACTTTGATGAGTAAACGAAATCTTCATAAGGAACATGACCTGCATGACAGATACCTCTACATAAATCAATGAACTGAAGTTTCTTATCAAATTCAACTACCAATTCAACATCCACTAAGTTATACTCAATGAACTTTTCAATATCATCTCTGAATAACTGGTCTAAGTTTCCTTGATATTCAATCTTACCTCTACCCAATTCTTTCTGTGCAATAGTATCTAATCGGTAATTTGGTAATTCACCATAATTGTAATTCTTATAAAGTGTAATATAATCTAAATAAGATACACCTGCCATAAAATATCTTTTTCTGTAAGGAGACCAGAAACATTGTCCTATTGGTGATAATCTATTTGCTTGTCTTTCACCTAATAATCTTTTGATTCTATTATATAACATAGGTGTATCGAAATAATCAATATTCCAACCTGTAACGATTGATGGATTAATCATTTCATATAACTCCAAATACTTTACCAACATATCTCGTTCATCTTGGAATGGAAGTACAATACACTTATCAGTAGTTTTTTCTTTCATACCACCATCTTTATCAACAACTAATACCCAATACTGGTCTGTTGCTGAATCATGAAGTGCAATAGAAGTTAAAGCATTCTTAGCTTCTTGAGGGTCTGGCAATCCACTTGTCATCTCACACTCAATATCATAGTAAGGATAACATGACCTTGTGAAATATCATCTGTTTCGGAATACATATCTACTAATGCTCTTGTAGTTTCTGGTACATCAGATTCAAATAAGTCCGGGTCATCTTTTTTAAACTTGTGAATCTTAGTCAAAGTATCTCCATAAATGGATTTGTATTCACCTCTTAAGGCTTTCTCATACGCATATCTTGTATAAGGAAATGCAGAATATCCTCTTTGGTCATCCCAAAGGTGAATTAAATTTCTTTCTCGTTGATAATAAATGTTTTGATACATTAAGTTATTCTTTTATAAATTCTCCCTTTTCATTGGATACAAATCCAAGTCTTTTTAATAATCTTTCTATACTTTTTTTGTTATCACAATAAATTGTAGTCATCATATATTTTGTAATATTGAAAACTCTTTTTATTA